GAGGACATCCTCGTAGTCAATGCGCTCTATCTCAACTTCGGATTCCGAACCGAGTCGGCAACAAGCCCAAACCGTGAATGGAATTATCTTGTGACCCTTGAGGCCGTGAAGGTGTCGGCGTGGGAATCCATCTTCCAGCAAATCAAAGGGATGGGTCAAGACATCGACAACTGATCTGGCTCCAAAAAAATCGTTACGATTTTCCTTTATATGTCGAAGGGCCATATTCGGGCCAATATGCGTCGAAAGAGGGGGGGGCGAGGGGTCCATTCCAGATCGAACATTTGCCGTTTGAGCAGAATGGCTTCTGATACCCACTCGCTCTTGTCGCCCCACTTGATGCCCTCAATGATTTCATGGGCCTGGTCACTGAGATTGAAGGAGTGTTTTTCACTCATCGGCATACCCCCAGCATATCGGACAACGCACCGAGCGCATTCGGATGAGTCCAGATCGGTTCTCAACCAACACTAACTCGCATTGGTGATCTGGACAGACCCCCCCCCCTTCATTTCTTGTCGAAGTCATACGAAGTCATCCAGCGTTTGTTGGTTTGTGAGAGCTTCCCGAAACGCTTCGGAAAGAGGCAACGGGATTTCGGCCCTTCGATCTGGACAACGGACGTCCGTTTTCCTATGACTCCATCCAGATGGAAGGACAAGGTGCGGGAAATTGCCCCACAGATAGAACGCCTCCACCTTCTGCCGATGCTCTCCCATGAGGGGGCGGAAGTAGCGGCATGCACCATGCACATTCTCAATGACCCAGGTGCGGGGCTTGAGGTAGTCAATGATAGCCCTACAAGCCTCAACTAAGCGCATATCGGGGTTATCGGGCCGTCCGTTGCGCCAACACCCTGCCGTACTGAAGTCAGTGCATGGCGGAGAGGCCCAGATCACATCAATTGAGGGCAAGTCGTCTATCCAATCCATCCATTCAAGAACATCAAGAGTGCGGGTGTGGGCAACGGATGCATGTCGGGGGGCATTATCCACGCGGATAACTCGCCAAAGGTGGGGATGCACTACAAACGCTCGCGTGGCTCCCCCTCGGCCACTGCAAAGGTCAAGAATCGTCCTCATCCGTTGCGCCACGCCTCGCGGAGAGCGAAATAATACTTAATATCTCCCTACACCGGAAACGCGTATAGGCTCTTTCAGCCTACACCCGTCACAGTGCGCACTAATGTATAGTGGGACGGACGCGGGCCACCCATTAGAAGATTCCTGATACTTTGAGGGGCGAAAAAGTATCAAATACCGCCAATCGCTCGCCAGATCCATGGCGAAGACGGATTCCTTCTTTCTGCGTAAATCAATTGAGTGCGACAATTCGGGTTCTTTCGTGGAAGACCCCATTGATCTGGGGGCGTATGTTGATGCCCTCGGCAAGTCCGTTCTTAGGATTCACAATATAGCGGTGGCAGTGACCGATAGCAACGGGAACGCGGCTCAAGTCCAGGCCAGCGTGGATTCTGCGGCGGCTCAATTCCAGATCACGACTCAGACGCAATCTGATACTGTCTTACCGTCAAACAAATCAGTGGTGGCAAGCGGAATCGTGTATGCTCAGAACAGTTTCTCAAACGATGAGTTTCCTCTCGTTAGCCACGATATGGACAACCTGCCACAACTATGGACGAACGGTTATCTCATCGCTGTTGATACCATGTATTTGGGCGGAGAGTGTTCAACCGGATGGGTTGCAACCGAAGATATGACTATCTCCGTAATAATGGAATGCACCGTTGATACATTGTCCAAAGAAGCGGCTATGGCTCTTGCCCTATCCCAACAATAGGTTGGTGATTAGGTGGCGCGTGTTTCAGCGAGGACTCTCCACGGTCTGGCTGAGGACATCTATGAGGAATTAGACCGTCGCGGCTATTGGGATGAGGAAGACGGCAGATCAACCCGTAGGAGAGCTTCCCGTCGGGGGGGTAGGATGAGGAATCTTCCTTCCAGATCACGCCGCGCCAAACCGAAGAAAAAGCGGAAGGTTTCACCATATCAGAAGGAGTTCGGAAGGCAACTCAAGAAATTGAAGCGGAAGCACCCCCGAACACCCATACAGAGGCTCATGAAGCGTGCGCACGCCGCTACACGCAAGGCAAGGAGGGGCAAGTGATGGCAAGAGCCTTCTCACTGCGCGGGACTATCCAGATCGACGATAACGCCGTCATGGCTACCCCTCAGTCAATCTTCGCCTATGAGAGTCCTAACAGGACGAAGGCATGGCGTATAACGGGGGCCTGGGTGTGGCCCCATACCGTGGATGCGGAGATAGGGACGTCCGACTTGCAGGGGTTGGCCCTCGGTACTCTCATGACTGATACTGCCACCTATACAGGGGGCTTCAACGATATATCCAATGTGAGCGATAACCGTCAATGCGGTTGGCACAACTCACAGTATAACCTTCGTGCGGGTGGGACGGACTTCCTAACTCGCAACGGCGCGGGGTCGCCAGATGGCTTTGGCTTCCTCATCGATGAGGACATCCTCGTAGTCAATGCGCTCTATCTCAACTTCGGATTCCGAACCGAGTCGGCAACAAGCCCAAACCGTGAATGGAATTATCTTGTGACCCTTGAGGCCGTGAAGGTGTCGGCGT